GGCCAAAGACAACGATGTGTGGTATCGGTACAGAGGCCGGGTACTCACTTCGATGGATGTCCTCCACTTCAAAAACTACTCTATGGACGGGGTTCAGGGTGTATCTACCATCAAGCAGAACGCCCTTTCTATCGGCATGGGATTGAAACTCAAAGAGTACAATTCCAAGATTATCGGTGAGCGTCCTTACGGGTTCTTAACCACCGAGGCCAAGCCGAAGGACTTGAACATGAAGACCTCCATGCAGGGTCTTTGGAATAAGAAGGTAGAAGTCAACCCTAACGCTCAGACGGTTGTAGCGGAAAGCACTTCGGTAGGCGGGGTTCATCTTCCTATTCTCTACGGTGGCGTGGAGTTCAAACAACTGTCTTTGCCTGCTGATGACGTGGCCTACATTGAATCCACAAACCTTACAAACAAGGATATCTACGGCATTTTCCGCGTTCCTCCCACCTTTGGACAGGATTGGGAAAATACCCCCTACAACGGTGCTGAACAGCAGGATATCGTCTTTGCCAAGTACACATTGGCCTCTTTACGAGAAATGGAGCAGGAGTGTACCGAGAAACTGTTCCCTATCAACAACCGCTACGCTGAGAACGCCTACTACGCCAAGTTCAACCTGAAAGGTATTCTTGCCGGAGACTCGGCTGCTCGTAGGGAGTTCTATGCGGCCATGTTCAACATAGCGGTTCTGAACGCCAATGAAATCCGGGAGATGGAGGATTTGACCACCTACGAGGGTGGTGATGAATACTACATCCAGGGGGCATTGGTTCCTGTGAGTAAAATCGCTGAGTTCATTGACTCCAAGATTCAATCTTCCAAGAACAAAGATCAAACCAAGTCAGCCATCAAGAGCGAAGTCAAGAGTATGCTTCGTGACGAAGCGAAGAAAAGGCTTAACGGACACTTCAACGAAATAAAAGAAATATTTGAATGAGCAACCTACAATACGACCTCAGACTTTCAGTAAACCCTCAACGAGTCACCATCCCCAACGGGTCGGTGACTTACACCATTGACTACGACACCCTTCTGGACGGGGATGACAACAACGGGACGATTCTCATTGACAACATCTCCATCCCCACAAGGTTCAGGATTGGCGTTTACGGTGAGACTCCTGACGCTTCTATTTCAGGCACGTACACCACAACGGATAAACTTGTCCTCCCGGCTCCGCGAGGCAAACAGCTTTTGGTACGAGGGGCTAGTAACCGTATTATCGGAATGAAAGACTACATTTCAGAAATCGACAAAGGCGAGCGCAGATTCTATTCTGCCGAAGTCCGGGCATCAAAAGAGAGCCGGATGGTCGATGGCTACGCCGCGCTGTTCAATTCAGACAGTGAAGTTCTCTACGGCTCGTTCGTAGAAAGAATCGCTCCGGGGGCTTTTGAAGAAGTCCTCAAGGATGACGCGGTTGCTTTGTTCAACCACGACCCCAACCTGGTATTGGCCCGGAACCTCAAAACGATGACCCTTACTCAGGACGAGAAGGGTCTTCGCTATCAGTTTGAGGCTCCCAACACCACCGCAGGGAATGACCTGATTGAAAACCTCCGTATGGGTAACATCAGTCAGTCTTCTTTCGGTTTTACGGTGGCCTCAGAGGAGTGGGAGTATTCTGAGGACCGGAGCAAGCCTGCTATTCGTACGATCACAAAAGTGAAACGTCTATACGATGTTTCGCCAGTAACGTATCCGGCATACCCTGATACTTCTGTGGGGTTACGAAACTTTGAAGCCTTGAAGAAAGAATACGAGTCCAAGAAAGCCAAAGAGGAGGACCGTAGCTACAAGATGGAGCAAATCAAACGTGAACTTGAAATTTTTAAACTAAAACACAAATGACGAATCTCGCAACTCAGATTCAAGCCCTTGTCGAGGAACGTGGGCAGAAGATCGACAGCTTGGGCAAGCTGGTAGAAACTATGTCCAAAGAAAAGCGCGACTTCAACGAAGCCGAGCAGAAGTCTTATGACGAAACCAAAAAAGAGGTTGAGTCTATCACCAAGCGCATTGACGTTCTCAAAGAGCAACTGGAGCGCGAGAAAGAAACGGTCCGGTTTATCCCTGGTGCGCCCAACTCCGACACTGGGGCAGGAGAAAAGACCGAAAAGGAAAAAATGTATAAGCGGTGGACCTGGAAGAAGGCACTGCAAATCGGCACTGTTCGTGGCGCCCGCCGCGAAGGAGTTGAGGCCGAACTTGACGTAGAGGAGCGCAAAGTGATGCAGGAGTGTGGCGTAAGCGAACTCTCCAGCGAGAGCATCGTAGTTCCTGCGGCTGTTATGGGCAAGCAACGCCGGGATATGGATGCCACTACGGCAACCGCCGCTCCCAACAACGAAGGTTCCTTCACTATACAGACTAATGTAGAAGGCATCGTTGACGTATTCCTCCCTGAGATGGTCATTGGCCGTCTCCCGGTGATGCGTATGAACAACCTTCGCGGTAACGTACAGTTCCCGCAGGCTCAGACTCTTCCTTCCGCCGGATGGAACACTGAAAACGGCACTGCTACGGAGAAGACTCCTAAACTCGCCAAGTTGAACCTTTCGCCCAAGCGTCTGGCTGCTTATATTCAGTTGAGCAATCAACTGCTTCAGCAGTCTGAGGCCAACATTTCGGCTTTCGCTCGCCGCTTTCTGGTGGGTGCTTCTGCCATCGAATTTGAAAAGGCTGTTCTCAAGGGCGCGGGTTCCAACGAGCCTACTGGTATCCTTGGTTCTACTTCCAACTACACCCGTATCCACGCTGGTGACGCTGCCAACAGCGCAGTGAACGCCAACGGTGCGCGCGCCGTGTGGGCTGACTGGGTGAAACTGGTTTCCACGATCAAAACCGCCAACGCCCCTGACGGACAGGCATACATCACTTCGCCGGCCATGAAAGGCCGCGCTCAGATCACTCCGCGTCAGTCGAGCGGTGTTGAAGGTAACTTCATCCTGCGTGACTGGAACAGCGGCGTGAACGGCTTCCCTGTTTACGCAACTACCAACCTGCCTGACACCTTCACAAAGGGTGGATCTACCGTTCTTTCGGCTATCATCTTCGGTGACTTCTCTAACCTGGTTGTCGCTTCGTGGGGTGGTATGGAAATCGGCATCGACCCGTATGTGAACATGAAGGAGGCTTTGACCAACGTGGTCCTGAACTCTTATGTTGACTGCGGTGTGTTGAACCCTGCTGCTTTCGCTGCTGGTGTTGACTTCCAGAGCTACTAAGAGTGAAAATCAGATTCATCAGGAATCCGGTGAATATTAAGGCTACGGTCGGGGAGGAAGTTGATCTCCCCGACCATGTGGCTAAAGCACTTATTAATGACGGTTATGCCGTCAGTGCTATTGTAAGAGGGTTCCAGGATATGAGGAGCAAACTAAGGCCTGAGAAGGCGGTATTACGATGAATCATGTTAAGAGAGTCGCAGCACCAACTTATGACCGGGCCTTACTGGATGTGTGTAAACAGCATATCAGGGTCACCACGAATGACGAGGATGCTCTTTTAGGTTTGTACTTGGACGGCGTAATAGCCGCCTGTGAGAACAGATTGCAGACGGCAATCTTGAATACTCAGTTTGAACTTCATGCGAACTTCTTCACCACGAATATCGACTTACAGAAGAAATGGGTAAGTGCGATAAACTCGGTGAAGTATTACGACACGGATGGGGTTCTGACTACTGTGGACTCTGCGAATTACTCGTTGCAGGATTTCAAGGAGCCAAACGTTCTTTCATTTAATGTTGACTACGATTTCCCGGACACCGATGACAGGGAGTTCCCGGTAGTTGTAAACTTCAATGCCGGATTCACTGCGGCTTCTAGTATCATCCCCAACGTGCGGAACGCGATCTTTTTGGAGTTCGCTGATCGCTACGAGAACAGGCAGAATGAGATAGTCGCTGACAGGGTTCAGGTGGTGATGTTTAACAACAACGCCGACAGGCTTCTTTCTGAGGAGTGCTTGTATATATGATACGAGGCACTGACATAGGGAAGATGGATGTGTTCCTGACGATCCAGGAACCCACCGAGACGCGCCACGCTACGACAAGTGAAGTGGTGACGGCTTGGAGTGACTTTTCTAATGCTTGGGCCGAGAAGGTTTCCGACCAGAAGACGTTCGGACCACAGAGTAAGGAGGAGTTTGAGAACGGTCAGTCTGTTGCTAAACTCAGGAGCAACTTCAAGATCCGCTATCAATCGGGTATAACCGAGAAGATGCGGTTAGTGAGGTCCGGAGAGTATCACTACATCACAGGAATCGAGGAGATTGACCGTAGGAAGTTCCTGATACTTAGGACTGAAAAGAGGGACAACTGATGGTACAGCCTAAGATCGAAATACAAGGGTTAGCGGAATTTAACAGGTTCTTGCAGACTCAAGTTCCTGACGAGGTTCGTCCCTTGGTTATCAGGGGTATTGCCCGTAAGCCTGCTTTGAAAGCAGTACAGGAAGCCCGGAGGTTACAGCCTATCGGGGATACTGGAGTTACGGCAAGGACTATCGGAATACTGAAGGTCAGGGATCAGAAGCAGACGTGGGTGGAAGTTGGTTACAAAGGCAGAAGCCTTGGACACATCTTCACCACTCCCAAGAAGCAGATTCAGTGGGTTGTTCGCCAAAAGCGCGGAAGGATTAAAACCTTCATGTGGCTCTTTCAGAGGGCGGGTGACAACATCCAGGGGATTGCGATGAGGGATATGAAGAACGACATCACCAACGTGCTTGTGAGAGCTTTTAAGAGAAGTGGGTTTGCAAGATGAACGGTTACTTATCAGTCATATCGCTTCTGAGGGCTGACGGCCAAGTGGGGCTTCTGATCGGAGGGTCAGGGGTTGCTACGGCAAGAGTCTATCCGGGTGACGCTCCGCAGGGGGCCACTTATCCTCACGTTTGTGTGGAGACTTTCGATGTGGAGGTCTTCGACTCAAAAGACGGGGTGAGCGTAGTCGAACATGAGATGGTGAAGGTGATGTATATGTCGGAGAGTGAATCGACTTTGTACGACCTGGCAGAAAGGGGTAGAGATGCTTTAGACGGTCAGAGCGGTACGATAAACGGAAGGGTAGTTGACTACATCCGTTACATGGGATTCTCTACTTACGATGTAAACGTCACCAATAAGAGAATAAGGGTACATGAACAAGATTATCAAGTAAGAGTAAGAAATTAAAATAAAATACAATGCCTACTACGAATCCAGCACAAGGGAGAAGGGTTACACTAAGATTTGGTGGAACTGCTATTCTCAATTTGAAAGCCAGTGATCTTTCGCAGTCCCGCGCTATGCGTGACGTTACCACTAAGGACTCTTTGGACAACAAGGAGTCGCGTCCCACTATTGCTTCCCGGTCGTTCTCTTTCAGTGGTCTTATGCCACAGGCGGGACCGGATGCGGCAGGAGGAGCGGCTTTGCAGACGGCTTTCGATGCGGGTACTATCGGTACTTGCCTGTATTCAGATTCTTTGACGGGTTCTCCTTCGTGGAGTGCTTCTGGCTTCCTGACTGCGCTGAACTTCAAGGCTCCGCACGATGGTAACGTAGAATTTGACGGCACGTTTGAGGTGACCGGAGTAGTAACCTTCACAACCGTATAATGTATGGTAATTGGGGGCAAGGAACGTCCGGTATCTTTTACCGTGAACGCTTTGATTGAACTTCGTGAGAAGTATCAAATTGACATCATCAAAGGCATAGATGAGACGGCGATGAGCCCTGAGACGATCAGGGCTATCGCTTTTGTAGGGCTCAAGCATGGTGCAAGACGTGAGAAGGTGGAGTTCACAGATACCATCGAGGAGGTAGGCGATATGCTGAGCCTGGATACGATTGGAGATTTGATGAAGTCTATTCTTGGTCAGGCCGCAAAAGAAGGTAAGCCGGGGGAGTAACGTGGGACCAGTTGATGAGTCTGGCCTACGGAAGACTCAGGCTGAGTCCCGCAGAGTTTGGTGAGATGACGCTTACCGAGTTCTCTTTAGCCATAGATGGCTTCAACGAGCTTGAAGCAGAGCGGTTAAAGTGGAGTTTCTATAACACTCGTAGGATTTGCTACTATGTTTTAAGACCCCATCTTGAGAAGGGTTCTGAGTTAAGGGAGCAAGACCTTTTTCAGATTCCTGACATAGACAAAGAAGTAGAGAAGATGAAAGAAGATTTGCCTGTAATTAAAGTAGTTCAAGATGGCGGGGATTAACCTATTAATTGGCGCGGATGTAAGCAGGGCGGTTTCTGAGCTTCAGAAGTTGAATGGATTCGTCAACAACTGGAGCAGTCAGGTACGCGGTGCGATGATGTCCGCGTTTTCTTTTTATGCAGTTTACAACGGGTTACGTCAGACCGTCCAGGCGATGGCTGAGTTCCAGGCAGAGATGTCTAAACTCAAAGCCCTGACGGGAGAGACAGGTGCTAAGTTGGAACAACTAAGGCAGAACGCCCTTGGGTTAGCTGGTGCTTTTAAGGCTATTGATATCGCAAAAGCAGAGACAGACTTGTCCCGTTTGGGATTTTCTACTGAAGAGATCAACGATGCCATTAAAGGTATTATTACTCTTGCTACTGCTACGGGAGAGGATTTGCCCAAGTCTGCTGAGATAGCCGCCTCTACTTTGCGTGCCTTCCAAATGGACGCTAAAGAAATGAATCGCGTTGCCAACGTAATGACGGAATCATTCAACAAGACATCATTAGACCTTACTCGTTTTGGTGAGGCTATGAAGTATGTTGCTCCTAACGCGAAGGCGGCAAACATAAGTCTTGAGGAGACTACTGCCATGTTGGGTATTCTTGCCAACAACAGTATTCACGGATCAATGGCTGGTACTTCACTCCGTAGGGTTGTGCAGGATTTGGCAAAAGATGGACGACCGCTTTCAGAAAGGTTAGCGGAACTTGGGGCAAAAGGATTAAGTGCGGCTGATGCGATGGATGAGATAGGACGTATTGGCTCTACTTCACTTTTGATATTAGCCAACTCCGTTCCTCAGATCAAAGCTCTTGAAGATAGTTTGAATGGCGTTAATAGTGCCATCACGGACAATACCGCCGCCACAATGATGGACAACCTTCAGGGCGATTGGAGAAATCTAAACGCTGAATGGGACAGGGCTATTCAAAATGGCACTTGGCTTACGCGGGTTTTAAGGGATATGTCCCAAACAGCAACCAATACTATAAAGGTTGCTACTGGTAATCAACCAACTGGTCAGGCTTGGGGAGATCAGTTTGTTACAAATCTTCGCAATCAATCATTAGCAACAACAGGACGGAATTGGGGTGATGCGAGTGGCGCACAAGGCCCGTTCCCATTTAGCCTAATGAAGCCAAGTGATGTGGGCTCTATTGCAACAGGTGGAGCAGGAGGCGAGGTATTGGGTATTATCGAAAAGATGGAGGCCCGTATCAAGGAGCTTGGCGAGGCCATGAAGAAGACATGGGACCAAACCAAGATCAGAGACTACGCCACAGAGATAAAGAAACTCAAGGACACCATTGAGGCTTTGACCAAACCTATTGAGGAGGTTAAGAGAAAGATTGATATAGCCCTTCCTACGGTTGACACTAAGGAAGTCGGTGAGATGTTCTTGGATAAGGCGGCCCCTGGACCCGGAAAAGGTGAGGGGGGTGGTAGGATGAGTGAGGCACAGAAAGCGGCAGCCGATAGAGGCAGGCTTATGGGACTTGCTTTCATGCAGGCTTGGCGTAGCGTTGTTCGCGGAGTCACAGATGTTTTAGTGGCTGTTTTTTCAGGAGGAAACTGGTGGGCAGGACTTTTGGATGTTCTTGGTACGGTTGCTATTGAACTTGGAACATTGATTATCGGTATCGGTATCGGTCTTGAGTCAATCAAGAAAGCACTTGAGGCTCCCTTTGGTGGGAACCCCGCAATGGCTATCGCCGCAGGGGTAGCCCTTATCGGTCTTGGTGCGGCTATGAAGGCAGGCGCGGCTTCTATCGCAAAAGGTGGCGGTGGAGGCGGTGGTGGAGGTGGTTCTCCTAATCCCCGTTTCTCCGATCGTGACGTTAC